CCATTGAACCGAAGCCGTAACTTTGGAGTATGGCGAGATCTGTTTTTGATGCGTTAATCGTTGAACGTGCTGAACCACTTGCGTCTGGGTAAACTAATATTCTGTTTGAAGGGTAGCGTCTTTTTATCTCTTGTGCCAAAGCATCAGTATCTTTTTGTTTACTGATTTCATCTATGATTACTAGCTTTTCACCATCCCTGACACCTACAACACAGTTGCAATTCATAACATTAAAATCGACCCCACATAAAAGAGTTTCCATCTTTGTATCAAATGGGATTTTATTTATAACATGATCTTCTCTGGAGAATCTATTATAAACTTGGCCACTTGTGAGGTTGACCCATTGGCCAAGCAAGTAGGCTTTTATTAACTGAGGTGGATAATTCTCATATAAAGACGGAATAAACGTATCAGGAAGATAAGGATTATCAGCCGTTTTTGCTTGTATCAAAGCAGTATCAGATTTCCTATTTTTTTCAAATGTTTCAAATGCCCAACCATGACCTTCGGGAGTTGTTGTTGCATAGAACTGCTGAACATTCCCAGACCTTAATCTTGCAAGTGCCATATTCATTGCGGATTCTGCATCACGTTTTGGGATAGTATCTGCCTCATCGAATCCAACTGCACACAAATTATTTCCTCGCAATCTTTGATATGTAAGCATCGTCCTCAACAAGATCGTATGTGTTCCTTCCTCCCAAGAAAGTTGGTACTCAGGTAAAGGTGATGCTCTAAAGGTGTAAGGTATTTGCCATTGGTCTAATAGTTCGTTAAATGTGCGAATTAAAATGTCCCTAAGCATGGGAGCCGTAGGTTGAAAAACAGCAGATACATGACCGATATTCATACAAGCAAGCATTACAGCTTTTGAACAAAGAGCATAAGTTTTACCAGCACCAAATCCACAAACTAAAGCAAGTTTCCTATGGTCAATATCTCTACAAAACTTTTCTTGATGAGGTAATAAATCTTGATAAATTCTTTCTATTGTTTGATGTGTGGTTGGAAGATTATATGCACCTACTTCATATAAAACATTCCCAGCTTTAGCTGTATCTAAAATACTCACGACACAATTTGTGCTAATCGGGCTGCTGTGTTAATAGCACCTAAAGCAATATGCAAATGTCCTTTTTCTCTAGCTTCAACTTGTAGGGTTGCACATTGATTTAAAAGCTCTGCAACCATTTGGGGTCTTTCCAAATCAAAATCAGCCTTTAATTTATCTCTAGCCTCAGCTAAGTAAGGATCACAAGCAGAGCCACTAACCCCCCAATTCTTTGCAGCATAAGCAATGCAATCTGATCTACGACCACCCTTTGCAATTATTTCAGCAAACTTATTTACTCTAATTTCTTTTTCAGCTTTGGTAATACGAGCCATAAAAGTGTTGACTTAAGTAAATGTTACACGCAAAAGAGAAAATATGATATTTGTGTAATTTGAGACTCATTTGAGATTGATAGGTGTTCCCACGTTCCCATGTGTTCCCAGAAAGGCTTAAGACTTACCTAACCCTATATATACCCCTAATATACCTATTATTATATTTATATATAAAACATAGAGAACATAGAGAACATATATATATAAGATAGTGATAGCAGAGGTTTTAGCCGTTCCCAGTAGTGGGAACAGGGGTGAGAACAGGTAAGAACCATACCCATTTAGGTGTTCCCTCCAATCTTTTTCTTTTACGTTCATAATGTAAGGATTTGAGAATGGATGAGACAGTCATGGTGTCAGATTTTGTTTGATTTGATATTGGTTTTTCTATTGCTTCGGTTAATAAAAGTTCTATGGTTATATCTTTGAGAGCATTGGCTGGATCATTTAGATAGTTGACGATAACAGATTGATAAGGATGGTCAACCATATATTTTTGGTTTTCTTTTTCAATTTGATTTTCCTGTTCTGTTGATAGAAAATGCTGTTCTTTATTTTTGAAGAGGTGAACGGCAGCCGACCACAACGAATCTCTCTCAAGTTGTAAAGCATCAAGATCTATTGATTTTGTCGTGCAGGGTATTATATGAAATCTACGATTGCCTGTGTCATCTATTAGCACACCTGATTCTTTGTTTGTCGAGCCGACAATGATGCCTCTTCTAGGCCATTCTTCAACGGCTTTACCATAAGGAACACGCAAAAGATCGGTTGATCTTGATAAAAATGCCTTTATCACTCCAGCGTGTTTGCGGCTTGTTACCCCATCAATTTCTGACCACTCCATACCCCAAGAACGATGTAAGACTAAAAGATCATCTTTAGAAGAAATATCACCGAGTGCATCTGAAAAGAAAGGACCAAATAGTACTTGCCAAAAAGAAGATTTTTTTATTCCCTGCGGCCCTTGTAATATTGTTGCGGTGTCATGTTTACAACCAGCCATGTATGCTCTTCTTACTGCATTGATAAGAGTAAGCTTAAGCATAGTGTCATATATAGTCGGCTCTGGTAAGTTTTGATCCTCTGGCCTGAGATATGTGGAGGCCATTCTTTCAATGCCATAGAGTTCTGGCTTTATTTCGTTGTAGCAATGATCAAGATAAAGTTTTACAGGATCATATTCATTTTCATGGGCTACTTTGAGAAGGCAATCAACAGCCATTTCTTTTGGTACTTTATAACCAAGTTCTGCAAGTGTCAGGTAGAAAAGCTCAATATTTTTTAAAACTTTGCCATCCATTTCTATTGAATGAGAAAAGATATTAAACCTTATTTCTTGTTTGAGGTTGCGTAAAAAATTTATTAATTCCTGTGATGTAAGCTGCTCAAGTTTTGTAGGAATAATTGAAGATTTTTCCTGTGGTTTTATTGAATTTGGAAAACTGCGTTGTGGTGGTGTCCAACCATCTTCTGAAGCAAACTTTTGCAGAGTGCCTAATGAGACACCAGATGATTTAAATGAAGCCCACTTTTTGTCGCAATCACCAGATTGATATTTACTATTTTTTTGTGATAAAGCTTCCCATTCCTGTAAAAGAGAATCATCGCCAACAGAATGAGCAGCCATGCCTATCTTGAGCCAAGAATCATAATCATCAAGTCGGTTTGGATTAATTGATTGAAGTAATGAACGTGCCTTCTCTGAATCTGAATTATATGTTTGAATTTGTGGTGTTTTTGTTTTCTTTTTTTTCTGCTCCATCATCTTTTGGATTATGGCAAGAGGAGCTTCAGCTATTTGTTTAATATCTCTGGGTGATCTACCATCCATCCACCTGTAACCATCTGTTATTGGATGTCTGCCAGAAACTATTGATTGTGTGCCATCCCAACGTAGTTCTATCTGTTCAACAGAGCCATCTTCATCTTTTACCCCTGTTTGAAATTTTCGAGTTTTTATTTTTGACCAATACTTTTCTGGCACTTGGTAAATTATTTGAAATCTGCCAACCCGACCTGATGTAACCATCCATGATGGTGGTAAAGAGGAAAGAGAAAACCCCCATTCACCTAATATTTTTGCTGCTGAAGGACCATCATGGTCTAAGAAAAGAAGTCCACCTGAGGGAGTACCGCAACAGACACCTATACCTGTAGATTTTTTGGCTGATATTTCTTTAAATAGTTGTGAGCGTGTAAGTGGATTATTTTGCCAATCGTTTTGATATGGCCTTTTATTTTGGACGGCAACAAAACCCCAGTGCTTTGGCAAGCTGAGTAATTCTTCTTTTATATCCATCGTTATGCAGCTTGCTCCATTTTTTCAGAAACTATAGATCTTAATAAACAAGACCTTGATTCAGAACCTTTATTATCATCAAGCCATTTTATTTGACCCTGTGAAAGTTGAATATTAATTGTTTTTAAAGTTTGCTCTTGTTCCATATTTAGGGTTGTTTTTGTGTAACTATTGGGTAAGATACCACTAAATCTAGTAGAGTCAATGATTAAATTAAGAGAATACCAAAAAGAGGCCAGCGAAAAACTTACAAAGCTTTGCTTAAATTATGGTCATGGATATTTAAGTGGTGAATGTAGAACAGGAAAAACACTTGTTGCATTATCGGTTGTAAAAAATATGGATGAAGATAAAGTTTTAATAATTACGAAAAAGAAAGCGATCAGCAGTATAAAAAAAGACATAGAATTGATGGATTTAACAGATAAAGTTGTTGTTACAAATTTTGAGCAATTAAAGAATTTTGAAGGTACATCATGGAATATTGTCATTGTTGATGAGGCTCATAGTGTTGGAGCATTTCCAAAACCATCACAAAGACAACAAAATATTTTGAAGTTAAGGTATGGAATAATTATTTTAATGAGTGGAACACCAAGCCCAGAAAGTTGGTCACAGTTATATCATCAATTTGCTTTGACTAATGTCTGGAGTAAATATTCAAGATATGGCCGTAATGGTTTTTATAGATGGGCTGGTGATTATGTGGAAATTAAGGAGAAAAGAGTTGGAACAGGAATTGTTGTAAAAGATTATTCAGATGCTTATGTAAATGTAATTAAAAGAGATATTGAGCCTTTTATGGTCTATATGACGCAAAAAGAGGCAGGTTTTAGTCAAAAAATAGAAGAAAATGTCCATTTAGTGAAAATGTCTAGGAGAACATATAGGCTTGCTTTGAGAATTATTAAAACAGGTGTGATTGGAAAATCAAAAGGTAGAAGTGTTTTGGCTGATACTGGGGTAAAGGTGATGAGCAAGTTAAAACAAATATTTAATGGTCATGTGATAACAGAAAGACATGGGACAGTAATTTTTGATAAAAGCAAAGTTGAATATATAAGAGATACATTTAAAGGTAAAACTGCGATTATGTATTGTTACAAGGCAGAGGAAAAAATGCTTAAGAAAGTTTTTGGTGATCGTGTAACTGAAGATCCAGTTGAGTTTAATAGTAATGATGACAAAGTTTTTATTGGTCAGGTTAAAAGTAGCAGGGAGGGAGTTAATTTAAGTAGTGCAGATGATGTTGTTTTTCTGGGAATAGATTATTCAGCGTTGAGCTATTTACAGGGCAGAGAAAGAGCCAGTTATTTAGGTAGGGATAGAAGCAATAAAGTTCATTATATTTTTGCAGAAAAAAGTATAGAGCCAAAAGTTTTTGAGGTAGTACAATCAAA